AGCCAGCTAGAAGTTGTTGCACAGGGATTACTGAGTGGTGATAAACAGCTTATTAAAGACCTTAAAGCAAAGCTGGACTTCCATTGTAAACGAGTAGCTATTAAATTCGGGTGTACATACGAACAGGCACTCGAATGGTGTAAAAACCCGGAGTACGGCGACTATGTTATGTGGAAAGCTAGAAGGCAGGGTGTAAAGGAGTTCTCATTTCAGAGAGCCTATGGAGCAGGCGCTTCCAAGATTGCTCTTACTACAGGTATGTCAAAAGCCGATGTTGAGCAGCTTATCATTAATGAGGATAGAGAATATCCCGGAGTACCAAAGTTTAATAAATCGGTGGAGAAAGAAGTAAACTTAACCGCAGAAGGCTTCCGTGATCCAGAAAGAGGATATAGACCGTTTAGAAGAGGTACGTGGCAAGCACCTACAGGAACGATCTACAGCTTTAGAACATATGATGCACCTAAATGGCTAAGAGAACGAGAAGGGGTATTAGACACATTTTCACCTACTGAATTAAAGAATTATCCAATTCAAGGAACTGCGGGTGAAATTGTACAGATGGTGTTAGGAGTGTTGTGGCGATGGTTTGTTGCAACAGATAATTTTGGCGGAAAAGCATTTCTAATTAATACGGTACACGATTGTGTTTGGTTTGACATGCATCCAGATGTAGTAGATAAGGTTATGTCAGGTGCTATTAAAATTATGCAGGCTGTGCCGCAGATGCTTAAGAAGTTTTATGATTGGGATTGTCCCGTACCGTTTCCGGTAGAAGCAGAGGTTGGGCCTAATATGCTAGACCTAGATCACTGGCATCCGAAAGCCGCTTAGGTTAATCCTTCACTATAGAGAACGAGGAAATAATATGTCAGATGTATAATTATATATTAACAACACTATTTATTATTATAGTAAAATACAAAGATTTAAATACTTATTTTAATTACAAGCTTATAAACACAGGAGAGTATATATGGGCTTACTAGATCAAGCTAAAAAGGCAGGTGAGACTACGGATCAAACCGAAGCAAAAGCAGGTTATGATTATGCACCACCACCAGAAGGATTTACACCAGCTAGATTTATGGGGTATGTAGAGATTGGTAATCAACCGCAGAAACCATATAAAGGTAAAGAAAAACCACCAGCAATGGTAGCAATTCTTACATTTGAATTGAACGGTCCTAAGCATATCACGGAATATGAAGTTGATGGAGAAAAGAGAACACGTACAAATATTATCACTGAGCGCGTAAAGGTCTCTTCTAGTGAGCGTAGCGGTTTCTATAAACTTCTTAAAAAGATGATCGGTGGAAGACCCGATATTAAGCATATGGCCGAAATGCTAGGTGAAGGATTTCTTATCAAGATCGTCCATAACGTAGTTGAGAAGGACGGTAAGAAAAGAACATATGTTAATATGAAGTCAGAGGAGAATGGTTGGGAAATTAGGCTTCCTCAAAAGACTGATCCTATTACAAATGAAGTAGAGCCAGTTGATATACCTGCTGCTACTATTCCACTTAAGTTTCTTAATTGGGAAGCACCAACACCAGAGCAGTGGGAAAGTATCTTCATTGATGGAACATACACTACAAAAGATGAAGACGGAAAAGAAGTAGAAAAGAGTAAAAACTTTATCCAAGGCTTATGTATGGAAGCCACTAACTTTATAGGTTCTCCTCTTGAAGCTATGTTATCTGGTGGAGACGATATTGTAAAAGAGCTATCTAAACCAGAAACACCAGAAACACCTGAAACAGCAGAGGAAGAAGAAGAAATTCCAACTGTTCCAGAAGAAACGTCTGTAGATAAGACGGATGACGTTCTTGCAGATTTAGGATTAGGCTAATTAGTGTACTAAAAGCCTTTGGAGTGAGTGGGGATAACCTTCCCACTCAAAATCCTGAATACAACTATCCCAAACCCGTTAAAGGCCGGGTTGCGCATATTGACGCTGATTTTATCGCTTATATTGCAGCAGCGGATAGACGTGATGAACTTGATGGTATAGTGCCTATGCGTACTTTAGACCAGAAGAAGAAGCAAGTAATCTCTATTCTAACTATGAATATGAAGATGGTTGGTGCAACAGAGTACGTAGCACATATTACACCGGAAGGTTCTAATAAAGGTGGGCGAGCAGAACTATGTAAAGGCAAACCGTACCAAGCAAACCGGAAAGAAAATCGTGGTAATGTAAAACCAGCAGACTTAGATGCTATTCGGGCATTTATCGGAGAAGAGCTAAATAGTATTGTTCATTTAGATCAAGAGGCGGACGATGGTATGTGTCAAGCAAACTATGCCGCTATTCAAGCTGGTACTCCCGAATTGTCTGTTATTATCTCAAAAGACAAAGACCTAAGAATGTGTCCCGGACTTATATATGACTTTGACACAGAAGAAATTATAGATAACTCTGAAAATACATTTGGGTATATATGGGTAGATCGTACAAAATCTTCTGCTAAAGTTTTAGGTTGGGGTACAAAGTTTTTCTGGTGTCAAGTTTTGATGGGAGATACTGCGGATAATATACCGGGACTTCCTAAATACACACGAGAGAAAGACGGTAAATCTATGTCGTGTGGGCCAGTAACTGCCTACAAGCTTTTAGAAGACTGTAATTCAGACAAAGAGTGTTTTGAACGTGTTAAACACTTATACTCAAATTCACAGCATGAGTGGATTAATCACCATACACAAGAGCCGTGTACTTGGCAAGAAACGCTCGTAGGTGAAATGGAGGTTCTCTGGATGCGTAGGGTAAAAGGAGAAAGCGTTCTGCATTGGTTAAAAGAGGTGCTAAATGAAGAACAGACTTAAGCACTCGCAAGTTCCCCTAGTAAGAAATAAGCTTCTAGAGAAGCAGGGACATAAATGTCCTCTTTGTAATTCTTCTATGAAAGGCACTAGAGGAAAAAAACCCGCACTAGACCATGACCACGAAACAGGTTACATTAGAGATGTTTTGTGTCTGAATTGTAATGGTATGGAAGGTAAGGTTTTTAATCGGGCGAGACGAGCTAATAAAGGCGGCGAGCTAGAGTGGTTAAAAAACCTAGTTTCTTACTTAGAGAGACATAGTACTCCCCAACACGGCGGGTATATACACCCAACCTATAAAACAGAAGAAGAAAAGAGACTAGCACGAAACAAACGAGCTAGACAAAAAAGAGCGAGAGCTAAGCTTAATAAGTAACGAGGTAATTAATGACTACTATTAAAGCCCAACTAGATTGGGAACAGGATATGATTAATAGAGGTATCCATAGGTTTAGAAGTCAGCAAGCAAAGGCGATAGAAGGTAGGGCGCATGAAACGTCTGCCGGAAGCAGAATTTTGCATAATTACATACTAACGGTTTCAGATCATATTAAGCTATATCTGAATGGTAAGCACCCCGCAGGAAGAAGACGTAATAAATACGCCAAGCTGCTATCTACGGTAGATACAGATAAAGTGGCGTTATTTGCCTTGCGGGGTGTATTGGGCGCAGTGTTTAATAGTGGTGCGTCGCTGGCAGGAGTATGTACAAAAATTGGCAGAGCATGTGAAGACGAGCTAAGGTTTTGTTATTTTCAATCAGAGTTTAAAGAATATTACGATACTTTGATAAGAGACTTTGAAAGAAAAAATACAACTTCTTATAGGCATAAGCGTAGGGTTCTTGCAGGTAAGAGTAAAGACAAAGGTCTAGAGTGGAATGATTGGGGAGATCAAGAAGCATTTGGAGTAGGCGCATTAGTAATATCTCTTGTAATGGAAGTCTCTGATCTGATCGAAAGAGTTGATACTAGAAAAAATGGTAGGAGCGAAGCTAGGCTAGTTCCTACAGAACAATGTGTAGAGTGGATAACAAGACATAACGAAATTGTTGAAGTTACAAGTCCTGACCGTATGCCTTGTATTGTTCCACCAGCGGACTGGATTAGTGTTTATGATGGGGGATACTATTCTCCTCAAATAAGAAGAAACACTCCACTGATTAAAACATCAAATAAATCTAAACTTAGGTCGGAGCTATATAACAATGCTGAAATGCCAGATGTACTATCTGCGGTTAATGCTATGCAAGCTACTCCGTGGAGAATTAACAAAAGAGTTTTATCTGTTATGCGTGAGATATGGTCTAAGAATTTAGGCTGCGGTATGCCAAGATCAGAGCCGTATGATTTTCCTGTATGCCCCTTAGCTGAAAATCAAGATGCAAAAGAACTAGAAGAAGAAGACCCAAGAAAAATTGCTTTTGATAATTGGAAGGCCCAAACAAGAGAATTACATACCCTAGAAAAAGAAAGGGTTGCTAAAAACCTAGCCCTTGTAAGAACAATGCGTATTGCATCGGAAATGGAAAACAAGGAAAAATTCTGGTATGTATATCAATGTGATTTTCGTGGTCGTGTATATTGTACAAGTGCTGGACTTAATCCACAAGGTACAGACCAAAGTAAGGGGCTTATTGAATTTGCTGAGGGCAAACATATAGGTAGAAGAGGAACCAAGTGGTTCTTAATTAATGGTGCTAATAAGTATGGATATGACAAGGTTTCCTATGAAGACAGAATTAAATGGGTTCAGGAAAAAAAGCAAGAGATACTTGCGATTGCTGATGACCCTATTACAAACAGAGGCTGGGCAGAAGCGGATAAACCGTATCAATTCCTTGCATGGTGTTTCGAGTACGCAGATTACTCAAGAACACCATATCCCGAAAGGTTTGTGTCTCACCTGCCCGTTGGTGTCGATGGGTCATGCAACGGGTTGCAGCATTTCTCTGCCATGCTTCGTGACAGCGTTGGGGGAGCCGCAGTCAACCTGTTACCTAATGACAAACCCGCCGACATTTATCAAGAGGTAGGTGACACGGCACTTTCTAAAATAGAAAATTTAGCTTTACGGGGTGAAGGTGGCGCTATTAACTGGCTTAACGTCTTGCCGGATGGTAAGATACCTAGAGGTATGCCTAAAAAGCCAGTTATGACTTTACCATACGGATCAACACAACAGGCGTGTACATCGTCAGTGTATTCATGGATGCACGAAAATATACCAAATTCTTTTCCTAATAATACTCAGTTTAGACATGCACTATATATGTCGGGAGTTATTTGGGGAAGTATCGGTGATGTTGTTATTGCAGCTAGGGACGCTATGGATTGGATACAAGATTGTGCAAGTATTCTTAGTAAAGCGGGACACCCAATACAGTATAACTCTTTGCTGGGTTTTCCTGTATTACAAGATAGTAAGAAATTTATTAGTCGTCAAATAGAAACGCAGATTGGCGGAAGACTTCAACTACGACTTGCTACTAGAACAGATGATCTTAATAGCAGAAAGCAAAGACAAGGATCAAGCCCTAATCTAGTACATCATGCTGATGCATGCCATATGATGATGTGTATTAATAAATGCTTAGATAAGGGTATTGTAGATTTTGCAATGATCCACGATGATTTTGGTACACACGCTTGCGATACGGGTATTTTACAAGAAGTTATTAGAAGCACGTTTGTAGAACTATATACAGAATATGATATTCTAGATAACTTTAAAAGAGTACATGAAGAGCGACATGGAATTGAGCTTCCCGATCTTCCTGAGCGGGGCGATCTTGATATTAATGATGTTCTAACATCGGACTATTTTTTCGGCTAATCCTTCTCTATAGAATAACAAGCTTATTGCCTCACTCCCTGCTGTGGACAAGTGCCGCAGCATAGTGAGGTTTTCTATAGGAGAGGATCATGTATGACGATCTAAGTCCTGCTGAGCAAATCCTATTAGCTATTGACTATGTACTTAATCAAGTAGATATTCCTAATGCTTTAAAAGAGCTTATAGCAGAAGAAGATTTATACAGCATTCAAAACCCGGAGAAGTTATGCCTATAAGTAGACAACTAGGAGATAACTATATTTCACCGGCAGTAGTAGATTTACTACAAACAGCACTAGCACCTGTTGTACTTGATAAAAGTAGTGACAGGTTTGATGTAGGTGTTGAATTTCAAAAAGCTGAAATAAGGAACTTAATAAATACTATCGTAAATAGGAAAGTATTATGAGTTCTGTAAGAGAGGCAGTAATAACAGACCTACCTTTCATTATAGAAATGGTAGAAAAATTTAACAGTAT